ATGAATAGCACCCCTGTAAAGTCAGATATCACCACCCGCGACATTATTAACGTCATGCTGGGTAGGAAAATGCGCACGCTGGATGTCATCGCAGAGCTTGAAGATGCGTTTGGGCCGTGTGATAGAAAGCTAATCAGAAATCGCATTGACAACATGCGCGTATCAAAGAGCGTAGTCATTGAAGTCATTGAAAAAGAAGACTTTGACCGGCGCGTTAAATATTGGCATTTGATAAGTGTAGATGACTGCTATTTCCGTCAATCATCACTAACACGCCATTTGCGGCGCGGCTTACCAGCGATGGTGAAAGAAAGGAAAAAGCGCGTTTACCCACGCCCAAAACTCACACCTGACGAAATAAACGCATGCCGGTTGGCAAAAGCAACGCATCACCTGTGGTCAACAGGCGAATGGATCCCCCCTGTGCTGGTGGACACTGGCCGGAAGGGTGACAAAGCACCTGAACAGAACTACCACGCCAGAAACTACAGAACAGTAACCACCAAATCAGAAAACAGGGGAAATCAGTGGAGCACCATTTAAAAATTGCGCCAGTCCATTTTGCCGCCGTGGCCGATGGTTTAAAACACGCTGAATTACGAGCTAATGACCGTCCGTTTAAAACGGGAGATAACATCATTCTCAGTGAATACCATCACCAAAAGGGTTACACCGGCGAAACTGTCAACGTTGTAATTACTCACGTATGCAATGTCGGCTTTATCGCGCCGGGGTATGTGATGTTAAGCATTGATTTAATTAGGTAATAGGAGCGCCCCGCAAGGTGCGTAAACAGAATGACATTCACTAAAGAGCAGTTAATTAAAAAGGCGCAAGAGCAAATTGCGTTTTGCCGTCATACGAAGATAACGGGTGAAGGCCTCGCCCATGTAAATCAATGTGCGGCGTTGTTTGAAATCGCACTGACAGAACTGACCGCACCGCAGGTGCCAGTCGTCGGTGAACACTTCCAGCGCGGATACGACGAAGGACACTCGCGCGGCCTGACGTGCGGGAAGCTGTACAAAACCGACGACCAAATGAGGCAGCACCGTGCCGCGTGTGTGGCGGCGTACCGGGCAGAAATCAACGGCGGGGAGATTGATTAAATGACCAATAACCAGTTAACAGGCGAACGCCTCACTGATTCTGATTTAGAGGATTTGATTTGTGAGTTAGAAGCGGCTGGATTCTACCGTCGTCAGCTAACTTGCCTGGTAGAGCTACAGGAGTGCCGCAAAGTAAACGCAGATTTAACAATGTGGGTTAAGCGATTGGGTTACTCGCTTAAAAATGCGAAGCCAGTCAGTAAATTACCCAGTGCCGCAATGGCCTATTTAAGCGCTAAAGGGCTTGTTAGCGTGGAGGACATCCTAAGATGACCAATCAGCAAGCGGAAAGCGTCATCACTTTCCGATGCGATAAAACCATCCATGAGCGCGCAAAAGCGCGGTTATCTGTTGGGCCCGTTAAACTGCCTGATTTGCTACGTTTGGCCGTGAAATCTGTCGCAGACGACGAAGCAACGGTTTTCAACGAGGTACTGAAAGAAGCCGGAAAAGAATATGACGGCATTAATTCATCGTGGCTTTATTACAAAGCACATGAACTGTTTACATACGAAGACGGGATTTTGTACCGGAAAAGCAATAAAGGGGCTGGCGTGCGCGGCGCTGCCGTTGACCTTGTTACGCGTGGTGGGGTGTCATGCGTAACCATCAACGGACGGCATTACCCGGTCAAGGATGTCATCTGGTTAATGTTTTACGGTCATGTTTCTGGCGATGTTGTATGCATTGAGGGAGACAGTTTAAAAATTAGCAATTTAATGCTGACAAATGAAAATGAACCGATAGCAAAAATAAATCATAAGGTTACACCATACGAAGGCAATTTAATTAAGTATGGCAAAATGCGGGCGCTGGTGGTTGATGTTGATGCTGTCGATAAAGTGAAAAATTGCAGCATAGAAGAACTATGTAACGCAGGTAATTCTTTTTATTTGGTTTTAAATGACGGTGCCGGATGGCGCGCCGTTCGTAGCGCAATACACGCGCAAAGAATAGGCTCAAATACATTTGTTATTAGTATTTCATAGGGTAGAAATCTACCCACAAAGTATGCGACTTGATATTATATGCGGAGGCAGATTATGAGGGTATTAGGCATGATTAACGATGCCGTTAAAAAATTACAGAAAGAAAAAAGGGTGCTGACGCTGGGTCAGCTTGTTGACGAGATTTGCAGCGGGAACTTGCGCAAAGAATGTCAGCTAGACCGCAACGCTTTTGCTGAACTGGTGGGAACAACACGCAAGACTATTCGCGAGTATGAAGCCTGGGAAAAATCACCGCAAATGCGCATGATTTTTGGCATAGCAACGGCGTTAGGGATAAAGCTGGTTATGCCGGGGGCACACAATGCAAACAACTGAGGAAGCCAAAGCGGATGCTGGGTTAGCTGGCGAAATTCTGGAGATAGCAGAGGTCAGAGCAAAGGCGGAAGGGTTGCAAGGTAACACGCTTGCCCGCCACCGGTGCGCCATCAATGCACTTACTGACGTTTTAAATGGATCCTCAGTGCGCTTGACTCGTCCGGGTATGTGGGTTTCGTTGTACGCCCGCGAAGCCTCCACCAGCACAGTCATTTCAAATATGAAGTTTCTGGCCTCGATTCTTGAATGGGCTGGCGCACAGGGTTACAAGAAGGGCGATTTTTACCGGCGTGTTGCTGTCGCCATTCGCCAGGCTTTGGCGGTGAAAGCATGATAACCGACGTTCTTTTGCATATGGCTGAAAGGCGCGGCAGAGACCGCGCTCTCAGTGCAGACTCTATCGCCAGAGAATGCCACGCGATTAACTCAGCGCGGCCAGTGCTTGAACTTGGCGTCAGGGCGGCATCACATCCAGACTACTGGAAGCGGCACGCAGAAAACAGAATAGAAGAAGGGCGCGCCGCCTCCACTATCCGCGCAGAACTAAACTACACCGCCGCCGTGCTTGAGTGGGTTGTTAATGGCGATATTGATTTAAAGGCCATGACACACACGTCAGCAACGTCCATTGCCATGGCCATACGTCAGACCGCTCGTCAGGTCGGAAAGCGCGTCAAGCGCCATGCAGCGCTAGCCAAACCGGCGCGCGTAAGCATTGACGAATTCAGTGAAACAGCAGAGCAAATAAAAAGCCTCAAAAGCCCACATAAAGAAATATGTGCAATTACTTTATGTTTTGGATTACGCGCAACAGAGGCGATTGGTTTAACTCAGAAGTCATTATTAAGTAGCGGCATGTTATTTATTCCAGACCGCATAGCTAAAACACGCGCAAACTTATTGCTACCCATCCCAGTTAAATATCATAAAAAAGTTAGTGAATGGCTGGCGGTAATTGAAGGTTGTGAAACATCATATTCAGCGACGTATATGTATATTCAGCGAAAAGGTTTTAAATGGCGGTTGCATGACTTGCGTAAAATGTTCAGGACGAAAGCAGCCGTAAGAGGTGAGGATTATTTAGCATGCGAATTAATCCTTAACCATGAAATAAAAGATGTACCTAACGTCTACTTGCAAAGCCCACCATACAAACGCATGCGGGATGCATTGCTTCATTCTCTGAACGACTTTCACGCCTCCTGTTAAAAAACACGCCACCAAAGCCGCCTTAGGGCGGTTTTTTTACGCCTGAAACTCACTAAACCATGTTAAAAAAATGTTGTTCGCAAACGAGCATGTACACGTTAAAAGTAGTGACAATAGTGTTAATAAAATGTGATGTGGATAACTTTATGTCATTCATAAATATCAAAAAAGTGATAGTAGATGCACCTGTCAGAAGCGTAAAAATGCAAAAAATAAATAAATTCTTTGAAAACAACTGGTTATGGTTTTTGTGCATTTTCTGGTTATAAAACAACTGCAAAACAGCCGTTATATAATTTTTTACAGCCCATCAAGACAGCAAAAGTTTAAACGCGAGAAGTCAGCCTTAAAAATCAGTGGGATACAACAATGTTATATGTGGACAGGGAACACTTAACATCGGGGCAAGGGATGGATAAGCGGGAATAAAAAGACCCGTTCAGTGCCAAATAAGACAAAACATTTCACGCGCTTACATTTCCGATTTGCTCGTCAGTGATTTTCAACCAAAACAACCAATTGATATTTATGCAAAAAGCATATTTTCAGGGCTGTTTGCTCGGTTTTTTATCCCGTAAATGTTTCCGTGGCGAGGTCTAACCAGTGCTCGGGGGCTTTTTCTCGCAACAAATCGTTAGTGGTCGCAACGGCAAAGCTGTTGCCGGGGTGAGGGTCTCAAATACTTATTTTTGCTCCGGGAGTGTTTCAGGGCAGTCGTGATGCGGGTTGTTGTCGTATTGAATGATTATTCACAAAACAAGCGCGGGCAAAATAATACCCGCTGTGCGTTGTTACATTTATGAAGGGGTGCTGTGAAATTGAATGTCGCGCGGTGAATGGCTAAATAAAAGTTGGCACGATAATTAATATCCACAACGATTTTCAGGCGTGGCGCGGGTTTGCGCCTCTATTGACAGATTTGTCATTTTAAGCAGGTGGGTTAAAAGTGGTGACTTATCCACAATCAGCCTGATTAGTGACTTGTCGCGCCATGATGTGACGCTTGCGGGGTGAGGTGGTGTGATTGCTTCTTCTTTATATAAGGAGCAAAACACATGGCGTGGGGGCGCATTTTTCAAATCACCATCAATTGCAGCACAGGCGAAACCATCACTATCACCGATGCCGAATGTGATTTTTCGTGTGTGCGCGACAATGACCCACAACCCAATGAAGCGGAGTTAACGCTATGGGGCATAACTGCTGATACTCAAAACAGCATTGCGGTTTCTGGTAGCACGGTTAGCGTTGCCGCTGGTTATCAGGATGAAGGGCTTTTGACGCTGTTTCAGGGGGAATTGATATCCGCAATCACCATAAAACCGGCTGAAGTGTACGGCCTGAAAATTAAGTTGTATGAATCGTTAATTCCTTTCCGCGCTTCAGTCACTAAGCGTGCATTCAAAGAAGGACAGCAACTGGCCGACGCGGTCAGGCTGGTTGCCTCAGATATGGGGTTAGGGTGTCAGATATCAAAGGCCGCAAGTGGCCTGACACTCAGCAAATCGGTTTCAGGTGTTGCGTTATCGCGGGATGTATTAAACAGCCTGTGCAAGCCTGTTAATGCCGCCTGGTCAATTCAGTATCAAACACTACAGGTCACCGCCGGTGATTCGATGGTCACCGGGGCTGCGCTGTTCTCACCTGATAGCGGCTTGTTGGGTACGCCAAAGCTGAAACTACACACGCCGCGCCGCCACAAAGGGAAGCACGGCAACCATTCCAGCAACCACAAGAAAAAATCATCCGTCGCTACTTATCCGTGGCCGCCCAAAAACTCACACACCGATTACACGCAAGGCGCACGCCGCCAGATAGGAACCATTGAGGGCATCACATGGCGTTCAGTGCTTCGCGGTGGCGTGGAGATTGGCGACAAAGTCCAGCTTGAATCACCGTCACTCGGGCAAGGGTGGTGGGTCACAGTAACCGAAATCAGACATCGTTTCGGGACGCGTGATTTAGGCGTGTGGGAATCACAATTTGAAGGAGTCATTGCATGAGACCAGTTAGTCAGGTCAGCGCCATTATCAATCAGGAAATAGCTTCAGCAATATTTACGCTGGAAGCAACGATTGTTTCTGTGGCTGGTGGCAAAGCGGTTGTCAAGCCGACAGCGCGGCGTGTGTTTGCTGACAACGACGAGCCTTTTGATTACCCGGAAGTAAGCAATGTGCGGCTGATTTCGCTGGTGTGGAACGGTGGCAAATCCGGGTTATCAGGTGAGGTAAAAGCCGGGGATGAATGCCTTCTGATTGCGATTTCTCACTCTGACGCGGAACAGCCTGACCATAAAACGCTGTCGGCGTGCTGTGCAATCACCGGGTTTAGCGATGCATCCGCTTTCCCCATGCCTGACGCGGTAGGGCTTCGCATTTTCCACAACACCGCCAGCATTTCGATGGGTGACAACATCACCATTGATAACGGAAACGGCGCAAAGGCTGTGTTTGATGGTGGGGCAATCCGTTTTGATGCGCCGGAGGGGTTCACCTTTAACGGGGATTCCCAGTTTAACGGGAATGTCGGCATTGCTGGCGGACTGAAACAAACCGCCGGTGAGGGTGGTGCAAGCAAAGCGTCATTTGCCGGTGATGTGGAAATTACAGGAACCAGCAAGGCGGCTGACCACCTGTCAGACGGGGTGAGCGGCAAAGGCCACAAACATAAAGAAAACGGTGACGGCGGCGGTACAACTGACGCCCCAATGCAAGGATAAACCATATGAAATTAAACGATTATGCGGCGTCAGTAGCGCTTGAAAATGGCGGTTTTCTGATGGCGGGCAATACCAATATTAAACGCGGTGATGTGATTGAAGTCACTCACCGCGCCGGACTGAAAGTGACTTCTGTTGACGTGAAAACACTGGCTGACGTTCCCGTTGCAATGGTTATGTCTGCCTGTCGTCATACGCCGGACGGCTGGCAACCATTTTACAGTGATGTTGTATACGAAACCGCATATCAGGCGGCCTACGCACAATTAATGAATGACGGCGGGCGCGGCTTCGATGTTGACGATGTGCTTGACTGGCAGTCACTGGACGAGCCGGTCACCGTGGTTTCAGTTAAGCAGGTGACCAATTATGCAAATCAACAGTGAACAGTATCGCGCGGCCAGACATGGCCGTTTTCATTCTCGTTTTATTCCGCAAAATGGCGAACCGGTGACGCTCAACATACCTACACCGCGCGGGCGTCGCTTTCTTCCTGTTGGCAATGTCAGTGAAATCAAAGTGCTGGGGCAAAGTAGTTGCCTGATTGCCATTGATAATCTGGCACCTGTACAGGGGATTTATTAATGCTGGATCTCATGCAGGACAATAACGGCGTCATTATCACCGGCGGTGACCTGATTATTGACGGCGGCGTCGATGGTATCGCCCAGCAATGCGAAATCCGCGTTGGCATGAATAAAGGGGAATGGTGGTTAGATGAATCAATCGGCATTCCGTGGTTTTACGGCGTAATGGGTCAAAAACTACCCGCTGACATTGTCGGGAAGATGGTGGCGGAAGAAGGGGTTAAAACTGAAGGCGTGACGGATGTCCGCATCACGCGCGCGGCCAACGTCGGTGGAAAAGTGGCAATTCTGTTTGACGTCTACGTCGGGCAGGAATCAAAAGGTATAGCGATTAATGGCAATTGAGTTAGTCAATGACAGTGGCTGGCGCGGTGCGCGCTTGCCTGAGTTACGCGGACAGATGTACGCCTCATTGCGCGGGCTGTTAAAGGCACCCGATGGAAGCCCCGCCGTTATATCCTCTGACGGTGATTCTGTCATTGGTCAGCTAATTGGTGTGTCTTCTGAAGAAGACCTTCAAATCATCGAGGCGATGGGCTGGTTATTTGGCGGTTTCTTTATATCACAGGGGGAAGGTGCGCAACTGGACGGGGCCGGGGAATGGTTGAACGTCACCCGATATGGCATGACGCAATCATCCGCCTATATGGTTTATTTACTGGAGCCTGACGACACGGTCAATGCCGGTGATAGCTTTCAGGTTTCAGGCACCGACGGTGACTGGATTGTTGCCGCATCCGCTACGGCCAATGCAAACGACTGTACAGGCCTGATTCTGAAAGTTCAGGACAGCGCCATCATTGAAGGTAACGCCTTCGTCATTTCGGTCAATGGTACTGAGTACACCACCCAATACGAACCGGGCGACACGTCTGACATTATCATTTCCCGCCTGTTTGGCCTCGTTATTAACAGTGATAAAGGGATGACCACAACACAGACCGCGTATGGTGAAATGCTTTATGTGGCCGATGGTGTGAGCATTGCGCATTTTTCCTTTGCTGAGGCGGTCTATGACGTTGTGCGGGCGGGAATGCCGGTTGTCGCCTGGTATGACTCGCAAACTGATTTTCCGGTCGCTGATTATGGCGATGTGGTGAGTGATGACATTCTTGTCCTTGCAAACGGTCGTCAGGGCTTTCTGATTGAAGATGATGAAAGTTACCGCGCCAGACTGAAAGCCGCCGCTGCCGCGCGTAAATCTTCTATCGGCGCATCACGTCCGGGTATAAAAGCATCCGTGCTGGCTGTTGATGGCGTGTCATTTTGTACGGTGACGGTAAACCGTGGCATTGAAACGGATGAAAACGGGTTACCGGGTAAATCGGTTCAGGTGTTCGTTGCTGGTGGTACTGACAATGATGTCGCACAAGCCATTTACGATGCGGCGGCGGGGGAAGCCAATACCTATGGCACAAGCTATGGCACGGCCACAGACGGCGAAACGACTGAAACCATGTATTTCACCCGTCAGGCTTATCAGTCGGTATATGTGGCGGTCAGCGGTGATGTATGGGACAAGGAAACTACCGGCAAGCCAGATGATTATTATTCTGTTACGCGCGCGGTGATTGGCGACTACTTTACCAGCCTGATTGAAGGGCGTGACGTGTACGCCAAGCAGATTGAATCCAGCCTTGTTGTTTCCATGCCGACACTGACGGACATCACCGTTTATGTCGGGACGACACCCGAGCCAGCTGACCGATTCGTTGCCATATCTACCGGTGTCATTGCCGTCACGAATGATTCTTTCATTACGATTGAGGGAGAAGATGAAACCGGAAATTAAAACGCCTGAAACGCTGGCTAAGGACAGGTTTACCGCAAAAGTCAGGTTGCCAAACAATATCAACCTGATTAAAGGGTTGTGCGCCAATCACGAAGCGATGACAAGCGGCCTTGCATACCTTCAGACGGGCCAGAAACTATCAACGGCAACCGGCGTGCTGCTGGATGCAAAAGGGGAGTTTTACGGTCTGCCGCGTGATGGTATGGGGGATGATGAATACCGCACGCAAATGCAGGTGCTTTCCGCTGGTCTTACGTCTTCGCAACAAAGCCGTCCACGGCTGGGGAAATATATTGCGGGGGCATACGGTATCACCTGGTTAAAACCGGGCGGAATTAATTCACCTTCTGGTGCGCTGGGGGCGGTGTTTAATCGCGCACCACTGGACAGAATGATTTACGTTCAGTGTGGCCGGGATGCGCCAAACATCGGATTACCTGAATCACTGGTCAGCGCTACGTTTGCCGGTGACGTCTATAGCACGGCCACGCCTCCCAATGTAACGCTGACTGATAACGCCCCGATGTTACCCGGTAATACCTTCCCGGCGGTGTGGGCTGGCCTCGAATATGTCAGGACACAGCGCGCTATTCGTGTGAGTCCGGGAATAACCGTTCGTGTCGCCTCGGGTAAATCTGTACTCACGCGACAACAGACCAATGAAATTATCAGCGAGGAAGCCATCGCGCCTAAAAACACGCTGGCGACCCGCAAAAAGTTAGAGGTGACCAATGGATAGCTGGGCTGAAAACGATATTTCTTATCCGTCATTCAACGCTGACACACCCAATAAAGACATGCCATCCGCAGAAATGCAGGCTTCAGGGTTTGTGCCAACATACATGGACAGAGGCGGAAATCTCGTTATTGGGGATCCACTGACAGCACAGCATGTGAATTACATCCTGTGTGACCTGTACCGGAAATATAAAGCCGCACTTGCGCGCATCGAAACGCTTGAGAATGGGGCTTAGTGGTATGGATAAATTCGCATATATCCCGCGCCTTTATCCGATGGTGGAAGGTGACTATCCATCCAGCGAGGAACCACCAGAGACCATGCAAAAAAACGGTTTCAGGCCAACATTCAAAGACCCTGACGGCAATTTTTCCGCCGGGGATCCAGTCGAATATAAACACCTTAATTTCATCATTGGTGACCTGTACGCGAAAGCCGCGGATGTGGACAACCGATTAACCGCGCTTGAGGGGGAATAATGCCTTTAACTGATGACGAACTAATCCCGATTAGTGACCTGCCGAAAGGCCAGAACCAGAACGCTACACTACAGCCAGACATCATTACGTTGCATGAGGTTCGCGACACGACTGACAGCGTGTTTGCATTGCCGTATCAGAACACCACCATTGATGTTTTTGGCGGCGCTGATGTCGGCACATGGTCACTGAACTTTCAAAACCCGCTTCAGCGTGTGGTGCTTGATGTGGAAATCTTTTTTGGGAACCACTACAGCGAAGGCGTAGCGCCTAACCTTAGCGCGCTGGAATTAACGCTGACCGGCTTTTCGTCATGCGCTCTGTTCGCACCACTGGACAGCTATGACGCACAAACACCCGATAATTATTTTGGTTTGGCCGTCACCGGGGCAACGCCGGTGATAAAGCCGGGAGGGAAACGCCGCCGTCTGGAGCATACCGGGCAGATAGTCTTTCCATTGACGGCTGTGTTGCTCTCAGATACGCCGCTGACGGCGTCAGAGACACACAGGTCACTCAGTGTCACACTTCAACGTAAAGACCCGTCACAGACTGTTTCCGTGCCTGTCATTGGTGGCATGGTTTACAGCAACCCGCTACCGTCAGACCGTGACCGCGCACTTGTCGCGAACCAGTAAACGCAAAAACGCCAATCTGAAAAAATACAAACCTTAGATTTGTCATTAACAAAGCTGAGGTTTGTTATTCATGGAACAAAGCACATCACAGATACAGGTCACCACCAGACCAAAACAGAACTTCATCGGGCTATATGAAACCGGGTTAATCACGCGTGTTGTGGCTATCCGTACCCCTTATAACCGCTGGCGGTTGTTTGGCCTCCATCGTAACGGCAGGGCGGCTATATACGTGGAGAAGGCGCGCGGCGGGATTAGGGAATGGTCAGGCTTAAACTTTCTCGCTGATTTTTGCTACGCGGCGGGGATTTCGCTGTGGGAGGTTCATAATAAAGCAGGTTAGCGCGATGATATCTGATTAAGCCCGGCGTACCGGGCTTAGGCTTTACGAATTTGGTTTTGGTGGCAACTCGGTAGCGGGTAAATCATCGGGGGTGATACGGCTAAGTAATACGGTGTATTTTTCCCATTCGGCAAGGCTATTTTGTTCTTCATCCGTAGCAATTCCAAGTCGAACAGCGCGCTCCAGAATTTTTATAGCAGACTCAGCATCGGCTTTTAGTTGACCCAATTTGGCTTGATAATCAACCGGAGAGGCGACGATGTTGCGACCGTTATATCTCCACCCACCATTAATATTAAATCCGTCCGGGACAGAACTCTGTGCCACCTCAGCCACAGACATATTGACCGGCCAAAGTGCGGAAACGTCGTAGTCAGCACTGCGAATAACGCCATCGTCTGTGTATGCGATTTTTAATCGTGCAGGGTTGAATTTCTCCTGTGACTCATACCAGTCATTGCCGTCAGCATCCTTTAGATAAAGGATATTTGCCGCTTCTTTTTTTTCCGGGGTGTACGGAGTGAGTTTTTTTAATTTCATAGTTACCCTGCAATTGTTCGCCATGAGCCGTTGATTAATATCTGAATGGGTTTGTATTGAATAGTGTCATCAACCGGTGCGTCACCTTCGACGTACCACCCGGTAAACGCACACCCACCGGGAACATAGTTCCAGGAACCACGCTTTAAAACGATAGTTCCAGCGGCACCCATGCGCACATCTCGTACAACCGCATTAATCTGTTCCGTAATTGCATCCCACAACCATTGACCATTAGCATTCCACCGGGTGCCCCAAATGTTGCCATCACCGGTCAAATACGCATTACCGGCATACACATCATGGGCACGCACATTACCTTGTGCTTTAAAATCCCCGCTACCACCGTCAAATGCGAAGGTGGTATCAATACCAAAGCCAACAATATGGAGAATCACCTCATTGGTAGTGCCAACATATTCACGATAAAACAGTTTAGCGGTCGCACCTGCCGGGTCTGCCGTTCCCCCGCGCCCTAATAAACGCCAGCAATAAGCCTCTGAGGTGACATACTGACCATTTTCAACTGCGCCGGGGTTCGGTTCATCAATCATGACGCGTTTGTCTTTGAGGTAAACCTCCTCGTTAAAGGTGGTTTTCCCGGCAACCGTCATTTCCCCTTTGATATTGACTTTGCCGTCTTTATTAGCGGAAACAAGATAAACCTTCCCGGTTTCTGTTACTGCCACTGGCGCTGTATTGGAAGTTTCAGGTATATCCAGTAAGGTGAAAAAACCGGGAACAGTTTGCGCCCCTCCGGACATCAGCCCAGCTACCGCACTATTTGCCAATATCCAGACATCAAATTTCTTGCTACTCCCCGAATTAGATGAAAGCACCGCATCGAGAATAGCGGTACCATTCGCTTCATCTGGTTTATAAAAGGTTAGCGTCATGCTAGGGATATTGTTGGTTGCTGTGCCGATAATATCAATGGTGGCGTAACCGGTCTGTACGGGTTTTCCAACATCATGACTGTTACAACCGAAAATAGTAAATACCGCACGGCCATAAGCGCTTTTAGTGGCATCAATCACGCCAATTTTATTCCATAACTTTGCGGTAATGGTGGGCGGATTATAAACATCCATCAGGCTATCTGGTGCCTGCCGATTTAACGCGTAGCCATTAAATTTACCTGCATTACTGAAACCAATCGGCCCGGTCATCGCCCCGCCAGAGGTTAGCAGGAAGTCACCTTCATCATGACCAGCGGCAGAGCCCAGCCCGAGCCAGTTACCATCAACAAGGCTGTAAGTGTTCCAGTCATTCTCTTTGATGAATTTTAGTTTTGGGGCGGTTGTGGGGGGAAGGACAACCAGCACACCCGCGACTGAATCGGGCGCACTGGCATTGCCTGAAGCGACGGCATACATGCCGGGGGCGGTCACTGCTTTAATGTCAGTAGTAGCGCCTATATTGCCACGCAGCATAAAGGCGCTATAGAAATCATCAGCCATGTTTCACCTGTTAATAAGGTATGTCGTCCTCCCCAATGCCGATTTTAGAGGAGGAGGGCGCACCGGTATTGGTTAGCCTGGACAATATTTCATTGATTTCGGCGCTGGCTTGAAAGTCGGCGCGTGACAAGACCTGTTTTATCAGAGTGACCTTTTCGTCATGACTGCCGTTACCGTCGGCTATTTCCTGACACAATGTGACCTTCTGACGCATTAACACGGCGTGTTCACTGGTCAGGTCAACAGCGGGTAATTTTGGTTCCTCGGGAAAGGGCGGTTGTGGTACTTCGCCGCCCTTCACGCTGGCATAGATTTCATCAAGTTCGTCAGCGTCTTCCACGTCAGCCATCATTTTCCCGTTGGCGACATCTTCACGCAGCTTGTTACGCTTCGCTTCCAGTCGAGCCAGTTCGTCAGCCGATAAATCAGCGTCAGTGTCATCATGACCATAGTGACGCTCAATCAGTTCGTCCGCTTCTTCATCGCTGCCGGTGATGATTCTGGCGGTGACCATGCCGTCATACTCTTTGCATGCTTCAAGCCACACATGGTAAAGCGCGCGGCGCTGGTCTTCTTCGTCGTAGAAGGTCACTTCACCGGCGCGGGCCTTTGCGAATAACTCTTGCTCCAGTGTGCGCTGTATGCCGTCCAGTTCACGCAAATCACCTTTCAGCGGGCGCGTGACACGTCCGATGAAGTCCGCTTCTTCAGGGGTAAGCGGGGCGAAACGGCGCTCCTGTTCAGCAGCGCGGGCGTGTTCTTCAGCGGTGAACGGTACAGCACCCATTGCGACGGCGGCACGTTCAGCGGCTTCGCCGTCTTTACCGGGCATCGGCAACCATTCGCGTTGTGTGCTGGTGGCTGGGGACGTTTGCGGGCGTGTACGACGGCCACGGCGTGAAATGGCGTCAAGGTCACCGTTGTCGTCAGGCTGAAGGCCCAGCGCCGCATAAAGCGCATAGCGGCGGCAATAGGTCATTGTCCAGCCCCAGCGCTGGTGCTCGTCCAGATTCTTACCGGATTTCTTTAATTGCTTCTCAATGTCGGTGCCGGTGGTTTCAAGACGTTCGGTGTGCGTGGTGCCGGTGGGGATATGGCGGAAAGTCGTGATGATTTCCGGTACGCCGTCGGCGTTAGTCTTCATGGTCTGCGAGTGAAACAAACCGGCCTGATACATAAGCGGCTTAATCGTGCGGTACAGTTCAGGCAGGTCTGACCATGCAAAGCGCTCTTCTTCGCTCCAGCGGTTTTTAATGGGGTTATTGGCTTGATGTGATACCCACTGCATTGCGGCGTGTACGTCAGCGAATTCCGCACCCAGCGTGTTAACTTCATGCATGCTGGCGCGGTTGGCATTTTCCGGTTTTGCGCTCTCATTTGAGGCATTATTGATGACCGGGTCATTGTTTGGTTTTTCGGTAGTCATAGGGGTAAGTCCATCAATAAGGGTGTGGAGACTTCCCAGAAGGGTAGAAACGGATTGAAGGGTATTCTGATTATGATTTTGCATCGTGGTTGCTCCTTTGCATGAGACTGAACCCCACTTTTGAGATGGGGCGGGCTGGAGCTCAAAACCGTGCAAAGTCGGCGGACTTATTACATACGGAGAGGCATGCTATTCGTCGCACTCCAGCCCATAATTCAGCAACTCACGTGGTTTTTAACCACCAGAGCATAAAATCTGGACACAAAAAAATCACGCTGACGGGGTGAATGACCGCTTTGCACTATATAGGCGTTTTGAGCACCTGAGGCAAAATTAACGTTATTGGTGATGCGTGTCAATGGGTTGACAGCCACGACGGGTAAATATATACCCTTTCAGATCAAAAGGTGATCAATTGCTTAGAGTAACGAAATGAGCGAAATGAATCTGACTTTAAAGGACTGGACTGATTTATTAACCGGCGGTGGGGCGATTATTTCCGCCATTGCTGCCGGTGTTGCGGCGTGGGCTTCCCGGACATCGGCTAAAGCGGCTGAACAGTCCAGTAAGGCGACGCGGGATACATTGGCCGCAAATGAAAAAGTGGCTAATAACGACTGGCGAATCAGGCTAATGCAAGAACGCATGCAGGTCTGGCGAGGATTCGACAATCTTATGATGGAGTTTTTGCGGTGGGGAAAGGTAGGGCAGGACGATATCGTCACCGCTCAAAAGCACTTTCAGTTTGCGCAATTCCTTTTCGATAGTGAGATTGACAACTATCTAAAAGATTTGGTGTTTAAGTTAATAAGGCACAATCAAATGCTGGAGCGTGACCTTAATTACGCAATAATGCCGGGTCAATACAGTGACGCAGCGAGAGCAAAACAGGTTGAAGAAAAAATGAGGCTTGAGGCGTGGTTAGCTGACCAGCAAAGGGACGGAAAAGCGCTATTTCAGAAGCATATGAGCTTAATTAACTGACGGCCAGCGGCAATGAGGTTACCAATTGAGTAATCACATTGCCGTAACAGATTTATACGGTTCTATTCCATCTTTACGGCATTCGTCCAGGAAGATACGCAAAGATTCAGCGCCTTCTTTTTTCAGCGCTTCCATGCTGTGAGCGTAGAAATCAGCGCCGCCGTTCAAACCAACAAATTCCCCGCGCAGCATTTCAGTTTCATCATCAAAGGTAATGACGGCTTGATGTCCATGGATTTTAAGAACGTTATTCATCTCGTTAATCACCTGATAACCAGATAACTATTTAATCGGCAAGCGTTTTGTTGGTATACTCCCGCCCGGTGCTTGAGGCTATCTGTCTCATGTCATCATGCGGCAGATAGAGAAAAGCCCCGAAGGTAAATTTTCATTCACCAACGAGGCTCTTATCGTGACTTCGCAATCCGATTATAGCCTCCCTAAAGCTAAGGAGGCAACTTTGTTTTACAAAGCATTGTTTTTGTTTGTCGCGGTCTTCATCGCGGCGTTACTGGCGTATACCGCCCTTAATCGGACGCTTTGCGAAGCATCCATTGGTCAAGGGAGTGTGCAAGTAGCGGCAAAGTTTGCCTACGAAGCTAAGGAGAGTCGCTAAATCAGGGCGGGGGTAATTCCCCGCCTTTCTGACTGCGATGTCTCACCTGAAGCACCTTTAACAGCCGTCCCTTCGGGGGCGGCTTTTCTTTTTCCCGCGTCTGGATCCTTCCGTCCCACAAGTACACCAATTCAATCAAGCACGCCCGGTGCGGCACCATTGCGCGCATGGGGGCTTTTGTGCATGAAAAAAATCAACAAGCGTGACGAGCGCTTTGCCCGCCTCATTGCGGAATCCACAACAGCGCCGGGTTTTTGTTATGCAAAGTCCAGAGACCGTGAATACAAGGGATTTAACGACGATTACCAGGCTGAAAAGCTACTTAAGGACAGTGACATTGCACAGGCTGTTAACACCTACCGCAATCACATTCTTTCGCGTGACGTGCTTTCACGGCAAGAGGCGCTAGTCAGATTGACCGCCATATTTCGCGCACCAACAGCGGCGGAGATATTCAAAGAAATCAATAAATTGAATTCAAAACGATTAGACAAAGAGGTTAAAGAAAGTCTTTATGCCGCGTTGGACATGTCAGGCATTAAGCGAATAAAAACAACGAAATACGGCGTTGAGGTGGTGGGTTATGACCTTGACACACTGGCGGCACGCATCATGCAGCTTGCCGGGGTCGATATTAACAAACCTATCAGTGAGGAAGGCAAACGCACGGCGCGCCGTCTTCTGTCAGAAATCTTTGGAGATATGGGGAGCTAATGAGCGGCAATCCGCCTTTCAGGCTAAAACCGATGCGCGCCATGATGCGCCCATTGTTCGAGTCACACCGCGTCAAATGCCTTTACGGCGGTCGCGGCTCGGGCAAGTCGTGGGATGTTGCGGAAGCATTGATTGAAATTGCCGTGCGCTCAGAAGTGCGCATTTTATGTTTGCGCCGCGTACAGAAATCAATTGCGGCATCTTCCCACCAGTTGCTGTGCGACACCATCCGCCGTCTGGGTTATGAGTCTGAATTTACCATTACCAATAATGCTATCCGTTCCAAAGAAGGGGCGGAGTTTATGTTTATGGGGCTTCAGTCCAACTTAGACAGCGTCAAATCCATCGAGGGTGTTGATATTTGCTGGGTGGAAGAAGCGCATTCCATATCCCGCGAAGCGTGGGAAATCCTGCTTCCAACCATTCGCCGCAAGTTCTCTGAAGTCTGGGTGACGTTCAACCCGGATTATGCATGGGATGATACCTACGTCCGCTTTGTGCTGAACGCAGAGGATGACTGGTTTGTTTTACAGGTGAACTGGAGCGACAACGAACACTTTACACCTGAACTGGAGAAAGAGCGGCAAACCTGCCTGAAATTCTACCCGGACAGATATGACAACATCTGGGAAGGCAAGCCCATATCAGAAGCACCCGGCGCAGTGGTTAACCGTGGCAATCTTGAACGCCTGTTTGTTGACCCCGATTCCGCGCTTGCCGCTGCCTGTCGAACCGGCATCAGGCGTGCCGTGCTCGACGTGGCCGATGACGGCACCGATGACAGCGTTTTAACCCTGTGGGATGGGTACTTTTGTTACCGCGTCGTGCGGCTTCAGGCTCGCGACACGGTACAGCTTGCCGTTCAGGCGATGGCAATAGCCAAAGAGGAAGGGTGCGAAGTACTGACCTATGACTCCGTTGGTGTCGGTGCTGGTGTGCGCGGTGAACTCAATAAACACCAGGAAGAAGGGATTACTTTCCGCAAATTCGTTGCTAACGGCGAAGTCCAGCGCAAAACAAAACGCTATCGCGGTGGCCGTAAAAACGAAGAAGTCTTTGCCAACCTCAAGGCGCAAGCGTGGTGGGCGTACCGTGACCGCGTCAATGATACATGCCGCTATCTGGACACCGGCCTGAAACCGCTTGACGGCATGATTGCATTCTCCAGCCAGATTGAGCGCCGCTATCGCGAGCGCATCCTGTCGGATTCTACCGGCGTGCAATGGGAAACCAACGGCGACGACAAAATCCAGATAGAGAACAAAAAATCCGTGAAAAAACGCTTAGGCGTATCCACTGACTATGCGGATGCGGTCATTCCGCACGCGCTGAAATTCAAATCAGGATTAGACGCATATGACGAGTAAAAAAATACCCACGAAAGGCACGCTAATTGGCGGCGAAGTGCGGGACGAAATGAACAATGACAGCTATGTCTCTTTAATGCAGGGTCTAGCCGGGCTGAATGGTGGTAACGGCGTGGGGGCGCGCGGCGCTGCCGGTATGACATCACCAACCGCACGCCGCATGATGGCGCGTATTGCTGCCGGTATGATTCCGATTAACGCCATGTTGTTAAACGAGCAATCCGGCATCGGTCACCGTATTTGCGCCGAACCGGTACGCGCGGCCATGAATTCAGGCTATGCGATTGTTACCGACAACCCCGCACAACAGAAAACCGTGGAAAACCTGTTTGAAGACCTGAACGTCTGGCGTGTGGTCGGTAATGCCGCCGTATGGCGTAGGGCGGCGGGGTGGTCTGTGGTGGTTTATGGTGAAGATTTTGTCAGGCCGCACCCGGCATACCGCATTACTCCATCAAACGACTGGTTTACTGACTATCGTTCCCCGATGTTTGGTTTGCCTGAGGGCTGGCAGATTGAACTAAAAGCCCCTATTGGCGGTGACGTCTTCATCCCGCAGGAATACAGTTTTTTGATGGGTGATAAAGACCATGACCCGATGTATCAGATTACCGGCACGGAATTTGGCGCACCGGTATTAAGCCGCGTCTTTGCGTCGCTGGAGCGTTGCGGGCTGTCGCATGAACTGGTGTTATCCATTCTCTCTATGAGTATTCAGGACATTTATAAGCGTCAGGGGTTAGACGAAGAACTTGAAACAAAAAAGGGTGAGCAAAAAGTCGGAAACCGTATTTCCGGGATAGCCGCAACCCGCATGCTTAACGACCTTGTGGTCATCGACGGTGATGAAGAAATTAACCGTCTTCAGTCAAGTATGACCAATCAGGCGGACATTATTGATATCAGCCTTCGCATGATTGCCGCGGAATCAGGCATTCCACTTTCAGTGCTGGCGAACACCAAAGCCGGACTAAGCAACAGCGACAGCAGCGGTGATGATGTCTGGGCGCGGCTGGTGGATACCGAAAACACAGATTACATCATCCCGGCGTTGAAGGGGATTGTTCGTCATTATCTCGGCATACGCGCCGACTTTATCCCGAACAAAAGCCAGGGCGATATTAAACGCGATGCTGACGCTGACAAGGTACGTGCGGAAATTGTCCAGATGTACTACAACATGCGCGCAATTACAGCAGAGGAAGCGCGCGCCACCGGGCAGGAATACGCGTCATTTACCACGCTGAGTAAAAATTTACCCACGCAAGGCACTAAGCCTGATGACGTGAGCGGGGCGGAAGACGATGACGACACCACGTTATAACGGCGCGTTTCCGCTCGCCGCCGAAATGGTGCTTGCGGCGCGTCTGGATAAACAGGCGCGCGCCTTCACCGCCACTGTAAAACAGGCATGCATCGCCACATATAAAGCTGTTGCCCGGTCTGGTGCCGTAAATTATGGCGTCAATACCGATGCCGCCGACGGCAAAGACGTTGGAATAGAACAGGCCGCAGGGGAAAGGCTTTCACCGGCGCTGGTCAAGAAAGTCCGCAAGTACCTTAAAACAAAATACGGGTCAAACTGGTCGCATCTTACACGAGACCAGCAAACGCAACTTATCCGGGCGTTTATATCGAACGTGGCGGATGTGTCGCCGGTCAGGGCGAGCCAGAAAAGCGCCATTGCTGGCCTGATGTCTTACGGCGAATACGGCGCAATTCCGGCGCATATTATCGCGGGGATCCAACAGTCATTAACCAGTAACCTCGCCAAAAGTTACAACGTCACAAAGAATGGCAGTATTGGCGCGGCATCGGATGCGGTTTCTGCTATCGCGAATAATGCCAGCACGATACGGGGCCAGATTGAAAGCGCTGACTTTGGGTTAACGCCGGACTACTGGAAGAACCATTATCAACGGTTCACGGTCAATGAAACCCCGCTTGTGGATCTCGTCACCGGTGCGCCAGTCACCGCCACCACTGCCGGGGCCGTCGCGCCGGAAGTACCCGCGATGTTGTCATCCGTGGTGGACTTATCTGTCATCAACAGCGCACCGGCGCTGGATGCCATCAAAAAAGACGTCATTAACAACGTCGAGCAGGATTTTCAGTTAATCGTCCGGGCGGCGGAGGGTCAGCGTCTGGCGGATGGGGTCAAGCTGTCGCCGGAAGACCTTGAAGACCTAATCAGCGTTGACGTGTTTGAAAATAACCCCGAGTTAAGCCGCGCCACGGATAAATGGGTCAACGATAACTTCAGCCGCATCAAAAACATGAATGCCGACGCGGTGAAACGCGGCATCAATGTTACCCAACAGGCCATTAAAGAAGGGCGCTCTTTGCCGTGGCTGGAAGAACAGCTCACACGGCAAATGGATATTTCAGCCAATAAGGCCAAAACCATTGCCCGCACGGCCACCAGTAACGCCAACTGGAATGCCAGCTATGCGACAGCCAAATCAGCCGGAATGCAATATTACCGCTGGCGCGGAATGCTGGACGAACGCGAGCGCAAACAGCATTTAGAGCGTGAGGGCAAAGCCTACGACCCGTTACACCCACCACCGGACGGAAATCCGGGTCAGCCTGTCAATTGCCGTTGTTACCCGGAATGGCTATTTACCAGTACGGAAACAGAGGAAGCAGAAAATGAAATCACTGAACGGTACAGACTCGCAGCATGACAGCATCAATATTGATGCCGTCAAAGACTGGACAATTACAGACGAAGGCTGGTTACAGATTGATATTCCTGTACGCCGTCCGGGCGTACTGGTTTACGACAAAAACAAAGGCGACGCATTCAGTGCAAAAGAATACTTGTCGGAAGATGAATTGTTTAACGCCGACTCAATGAAGACACTGATTGGCAAGCCGGTTGCCCTGACCCCGCATCCAAAAGGGGGAAAGGTAACCGCAAAAAACTACCGTGCGCTGAATGTCGGCACGGTAATTGACGCCTTCAGGCGTGGTGATGACCTGATAGCCCGGTCACTGGTTCAGGATGAAAACAGTATTAAGTTGATTCTGAACGATAAATCACTGCGTGGGGCGTCCGCCGGTTATCAGTGTGACGAAAAGTTACGTGTGACCGGTTCGTCAAAATGGGGTGATTACGACACGGTGCAAAAGGGTGCGAAATATAACCACATCATCATTTGTCGCAATCCACGTAATGCGAATGCGCGCTTTAACCTGGATGAAATTGAAATTATGCCTCCTGAAATCAACGTTGATGAATTACAGGCGCAGGTCACCACGTTAACCAACGAACGTGACGACCTGCAAAAGAAAATTGGCAACCTGAATGGTGAACTGCTGGCTGCAAATAAAAAAATTCTGAATCTGGATTCGCAAAATGGCGAAGCCTATGAGCGCGGTCTGAAGGACGGCAGAAATCAGCATTTGCTGAACGAACACGCAAAGGCGCTGGGTATTAACGTTGACAGCCTTGATCCAAAGCTGGTGAAACTCGCCGTGATTAAGAAGGTCAGCCCGGAAGTTAATACTGATTCGTGGGATGACACCCAGATTGACACCGCGCTTGAAATGGCGATGACCATCAAGCCGGCAAAAGAATTTAAGCAAAATCCGCGCCGCGCGCAGGTTAACAACGACAGTACTGACGGCGATAAGGGCAACGCCCATAACGACTATCAGAAACGCACCTTCGGGGGTAAGTAATGCAGACAGAAATTAAAACGGGGTATGACGCCGGGTTGCCGGGTCAACTGGCCGTGTTACCGTCGTTTAACAGCGCAGCGCAAGTGCGCTCCTGTCGTGCTGGTGGCCTGATTTATGCCGGTGATGCCGTCAAGCTGGGTGATACCGACAACAGCGTTGTCGCGCTGGAAGACGGTGACACCGCTGATATGGTTTGCGGCGTGGCCGTGCGCTCACATTCCAACTTTGCCATGACGCCGGGGCGTGTGTATGGCGCGAATGCGGCCTATGCCGTGGATGCCAACAGTCCGCAGGGCGTATGCGAAGACGGCCCCATTTATGTTGCGCTCAAATCAGGTGAAGCGCCGAAAAATGGCGACCTTGCCACCCCGATTGGCCGAAACGCCGTGACTAACGTCATGGAGTGGGGCGTGCTGGCCGCTGACGGCGGACAAACCAGCGCGAAGTTTAAAACCGGCCCGTTACCCGGTGGCGTGGCAATTATTCAGATGACTAACGGCGCATTGCTGGGAAAGTCTGAAGCGCCAGTTATTAGCGTGACTGGCGCGACCGTTGCCCCCACCACGGCCAGCATTGCCGTTGGCAATACGCAGCAACTGACGGCCACGGTGACGCCAGCCGATGCAACGGACACGTCCGGCGCATGGAGTAGCAGCGATGACACCATCGCCACCGTTAATGCAACGGGGCTGGTGACCGGCATTGCCGCCGGTGAAGCCACAATCACATTTACCACGACGGACGGCGGTAAAACCGCAACGTGTGCCGTTACTGTTACGGGAAGTTAAGAATGAATGTAGACGAAATCAAGCCAGTTATGCAGGCCTATTGCGCTGGCACTCTTCGCGCCAACGGCCACGAAGTCAACGTTGACGAACAAGGCATTATCTTTGCTGAAGACGTCGTTGCGGTGTCTAAAAAGATTTACGAAAAGAAAATGCCAGCGCCGCAAGCGCTCTCTCTTTTCCCGCAAGAGCCGGACATTACCGACGCGGATGAATGGTTTGAATATCGCATGTACGATGCGCAAGGCATGGCAAAAATCATGGCCGCGTATGGTACTGACATGCCGATGATGACCGTCAAGGGCGAAGCCTTCATCGCGAAAATGTACACCGTTGGTTTAGGTTTTGGCTGGACGTATAAAGAAATGCTTCAGTCCGCCAAAAAAGGCATCCCGCTTAAGCAGATTGAAGGGACACAGTGCCGCAAAATCCACGAACGCACCATCAGTAACATCCTTTGGAAAGGTGATGCGGAATATAACATCGTCGGATTTTCCGAACATCCCAACATCCCGGAAGTGGCGGTTGCCGGTGGCTGGGCGTCGGCGGATGGTGACGCTATCGCAGATGATGTATCCGCCATCATTTCAGCGGTCAACGGCACCGATGTTTTTGACGTCAATAAATTCCAGATGCCGGGGAAAGCCTGGACAATCGTTCAGGGTAAGCGCATGCCGGACACCGGTGACACGGTGCTTTCGTTCCTGAAAAAAGCCTACCCGGAAATCACCTTCAGCAAAAACTCTGACCTGAATGAATCCGGGGCATGCATGGCAATTGACATGAATGAAGAGAACTTCAGTCAGGGGACGCCGGTGTTATTCCGCCAGTTAGCACCGCAGCCTAAAGGCATTGATATTGCCGTGCCGTGTATCTCCATGACCTGTGGAACGATTGTCCGCCAGCCGCTGGCCGCCTCCAAATCAACAAAAGTGGTGTAATTGATGACCAATAAAACAACCCAGCCAACGGAAAATAAAACGGTTTGGCTTGCCAATAAAACACAGCGCCCGATTCACATCATGCAGCGCGGCAAAGATGCTGAAGGTAATAACCTTGAAAACATTCGTTTATCCACGATGGGGGCCGTGGAGGTGTCAGAGCAAACGCTGAACATGAGCGGCGTCAAACAGCTTATGAAGAAAAAAGCCATCGTTAAGGTCACTGAAGCCGAAGCGAAGCGCCTGAACAAAGCCCATGACGCCGTTATCAGTCAAGTCGATGAAGATGACGAAGACGAGGAGTAAACACCGTGACAACCGTTAAAGAGTGGCTTGCCATACTTTTACCGGGTTACACAGTGGACGAGGGCGCTATTAGCGCCCTTTCTTCATTGTGCGCCAAAGTTTATGACCTACCGGCGGCGGTGGATGATGGGTATGAAGAAACCTATTTGCTGGCGCTGTATATCGCCGCCAATCAGGTTTACGCCATAGAAGGCTATAACGGCAGTATCAGACCCGTTGCCAGCAAGCGTGAAGGTAAGGTTTCGCAGACTTACGCAACGGGTAAAAACGGAACCGTTAAAGGTGGCTGGAAAGGCACATCGTTTGGCGAGGAGTTTCTAAGCATTATCCGCGTCAGCCGTGGCGGGGCAATGCTTCTGGGTAGTGCGTCATGAAAGGTGGTGCAAAGTTTAACACCAATGGTTTTGACCGTGTCATCCGGCAGAACATTAGCGTGCTGGCAGGTATTCAATTAAAGGTTGGGATCCAAAAAGGGGCGACGGCCACCGGCGGCGGTCTGATTGCCCCTTATGCAGCCAATAACAACTTTGGTACTAAAACCAAACAGGGTAAGACCAAAATTCCACGTCGCCCGTTTATGACCTACTCAGCCGACAGAATAGCGGACTGGATGAAAACCGCCGCTTTCTATGAAGTGGTCAATGATGTCATTACCGGCAAGATTTCGGCGGATATGGCCGCCACACGGATTGGCACTAAGGCGGTTGATATTACAAAACGGACTATCCGTGATTCAGCGCTATACAAACCAAACGCACCCACAACCATCATGCAAAAAGGGCATGCGCGCCCGCTTCAGGATTCTATGTCCATGTTCAGAAACGTTAAATTTGTAAGGGTCATGTAATGCGCCGACAGGTTCAGATTATGCAGCCCGCAAAGGGTGAGTTAGTGGCCGGGGTATACCGTCAGGGCTATGAAAAACCAGTAACCGCAATGTTGAGTATGCAACCCGCCAACGGCGGTGGAACGTTCAAAGAATACCTTACGGGTAGAAAAGTATCCGATTACATGGAGGCAATCGGGGAAATAGACCTTAAATCGACAGAGGAAGGCGAGCATAACGGCGCTTATGTCATTTGCGCCGGTAAAAAATATGAAGTGGTTGACCGCCTCGAATGGCAAAACGGCGTCATCAATCATTATGAATATCTTCTTTACCGCACCAACACAGACAAAAGCAAGGTGAATGGATGATTACGGCGGGCGTTAATTTACTGACGGTTGACGGTGTCGTTGTCTATCCGTCCTACAGGGAAGAAATTGCAGAGTTTAGCGACGGGCGAAACGTCAATGAGGTCGAGTTTACCGCGTATGATGGCGACGCCCCGCAAGCCATTATTGCCGTCACATATAACGCAGACGGTGAGCCGGTAACACTGCCAGTTGATATCCTGCTGACCGTGGGAACGGTCGTTAAGTTTCCACCAGGCGGATTGACCGACACCGCAGCAACACCGCTTGTGCTTCGCGGTGCGCCATATTTTGCCGCCGTGCGCGCCCGTCAGATGCTGGTGGAGCTAATGGGAACACAGGACGCGTCATACGCCCTGCAAAGCATGCCGGAGCCCAAAACCGATTTCGCCGTTGTTTATGTCACATCACATACGACAACACCGTCAGAAATCGATAACGGATTTGATGAGTATGGCCGCTGGTACGATTTTAACGCGTGGGCTGAGGTGTCCATCATTCGCAGCAGCGCAACGGCAATACAGTATTTACACGACCTGCTAACCATTCTGGAGACCCGGCGCGGTTATTACTGGCAATTTGAAAGGGGGTTCGATTTAGTCAGGTCGCAAGCAGTGTCTAACAATTCCCCGCTTATTAATAATCTCGGCTACCAGCAACAAGCAGAGGTCGCTATTTCGTTTTCATTTGTTTACCGCCATTACGAGCAAGAAGGCTGGATTGCGCGGGCGGTGGTTGATGACGATTTGACGCACGTCGATTTGATACGAGAAGGGGAATAACATGGCAGACTTGCGCCGCCTGTTTAATATGCAAATTACCCGGCAGACGAAAGCCGCCGCTTACGGGGTTTTTGGTGTTGGCCTTGAGCTCACGCCCGCACCGGGTTTCTACGGCATCACCGCCGCCAACTATGACAAAGTCACACTTGATGACGTGTCAAAAATTGCGAAGGTCTACAGTCTGTATGATGACGTTATTGAAGATGGTGTTACGGGCGCTGCATTAAAGGCGGCAAATGCGTATTTCAACCAGAAGCCAACGCCGGATTCGTTGGTTATGGCGGATATTTCAGGCGCATTTGATACCGTCGCAATCCTGCTTAATGGTGAAGATACCGGCCTTGAAAACGTTACCGCTGTGGTTGTCACTGTTGTTGGCGATTCGGTGTTAAATGCGACTTTCGACGGCACAACGTGGACAGGCACCGCCGCTGACAGCATTACCATCGACCCGGATGACACGTCAAAATATCAGGTTGCAGGACGCATCGTTTTTGTTGCCGGTGCTGATATTTCAGTTGGTTATTCCGTTGTTAAAGCGGATTCGTTTACTGACGTTATTACCGCCATTCGCCACCAGAATGATGACTGGTTTATGTCATTCACTACGTCCCGCAACCCAACGTTGTTGACCCAGATTGCCGACTGGACAGAAGCCCAGATTGACAAAATGTCCAATCTGATTGACGACGGCGGCGCAGTTTACAGCACAGACCCCAAATGGCCGTTAGGCGGGATTACTCAATATCTCTTTGATAAACAATACGCGGGTAGTTTTGCGACCACCACGCGCATTGATTCCAACTATCTTGACGCCGCGCTTGCGGGACGCTGCCTGACCATGCAACCCGGTAGCGAAACATGGGCGCTGAAAACGCTGTCAGGTGTTGAGGCGGACAACTTCACAGAAGATGACTATAAAACCATCACCGCGATTAACGGCAACACCTTTGAAGACTATGGTTCCGGCGTCATCGTGTCGTATCCCGGTACGTGTGGTGACGGTGAAGCAATCGAGGTGGTGCGCTTCTGTTACTGGCTGGCCGATTACATACAAAAGAATCTGGCAACCATGACCATTAACCAGAAAAAGCTGAGTTACGCGCCCAGCGGGATTGAGCTTGTCTGTAAAAACATGGAATCCAGCCTTAAAACCGGGCAGGACAACGGCGGAATCATGGAAAACTTTACCGATGGTGACGATTACATCCGTGGCTTTACCGTGACCCGTCCGACAATGTCTCAAATCACCGCCGCACAGCAGATTAAAGGTAATTTGCAGGTGCCTTTCCAATTCTATCTTCAGTACGCCATCAAGCACGTTGACGGCATCGGTACTGCTTTAACGTGGGGGATGTAATATGGGTTCATACATGGGTAACCAGAACCCGAAAGACTGGATTGTCACCGTTGGTGTAGTGCCGGTTATCGGGTTCGCTAAAGACAGTAATATTGAGCTTGAATTGCGTGAAGACGCCGTTGATGCGGACACTGGCATACAAGGTGATTGGGTGTTTGTCGAAAAAAATGACGGGTCATCAACGATTAAATTCACCCTGTATCGAAATTCCGCTTCTAACGCGGCGCTTCATACCTATCTGAAAACGCGGTCAGTATTTTCAACCACGTTGACCAACGTCCGAAATGGCACCGTCCATGTCTTACCTTATTCGATGATTCAGAAACAGCCCAAAGACGGTAATAACGGGGGCTCCAACGCTAACACGCTGGAGTGGACAATTATTGCCGGTGAAACGGATTCCATCATTCTGTAAGGACGCGACATGACTGAATTAATCAAAGAGGTCACCATCAACAAGCGCAAATTTAACATCGTTAAAATGAGCGCGTTTGATGCTGTGCATTTCCAGCTTCGTATCATGGAGCTAATCGCCAAACATGGCATCAACATTTCTGGATCTCTTATGGAGGCAGCGGGGCGAGCATTTACGTTGCTGAACCGCGAAGACCATGACGAAATCATCTTTCAGTTGCTGAAAACGTCCCGCGTGCAATGCGTGGATAACGGGACAATGCTGGAGGACTGGGGAGCGCTGGATGTGACGTTTGGCGCCAATGACATTGCTGACGTGTACCTTGTCGCAATGGAATGCGTCAAATTCAGCATTGCGCCGGTCGCTGAAGGGTTAAAAAAAAATATTGGTCTGGATGTCAGCCTGAATGTTCAGAGCAGCGTAAAAGCATTGTTGAACGGCTTTCTGAACACCTTGACCCAGCAGTCAGAGCAGAAATCACCATCTGGCGAGTAATTCAATCAGGCCTGATTCCTTACGATGCGGTAAGGACAGGCCTTGCTTCCTTCGATGACATCATGCGCGCCGCCGCCCTCCTTGAATATGATTCCGCCGTCTCCGCAGCCATTCACGACGTAGAGCAGAAAAAATGACAGAACAAACACAAGAGCTTGTCACAAAAGTTGACGTGCAGCCTGACTTATCCGGGCTGGTGGCCTTTGAAAGCGAAATCGACCGCGCCACGGCCAAAGTCAATGAATTAAACCGCGCCATTAAGCGTGTAAATGAATTGCGACCGTCCAGCCCGTACGCACCGCCGGTTAATAATCCGGGAGCAACAGCCGCCGCCGCTGGCCTTTCTGCCGGTCTGGGGGCGAATCTGGTTTCACGCGGTGCACTGGCGCCCTATGTCAGAAAAGCCGCAGAGGAAACCGCCAAAAAAGCCGCCGGTGTCGCCTCGCAGGGCGTGAACAATGCACTTGAGGCAATCAGTGGCCGTGCGCTGGCGCTGCCGCCCGGTGGCGCTGGCCGGATAGAGTTTTTCGGCGGGAATGGTGGCGGCGGTTCGTCTGGCCATACCGGCGCGGACTGGAGTAATGGCCGTGCTGGCGGGGTGGCCAGAACGGATGATTTCAGGCGCAACCCGTTCAACAGGTTCAACTTTGACGAGTCGAATTTTGGCGGGCAGGGAGAAAACGCCCTCGCCAGAGCGCCCAGAAAGGCCGCTGGCGGCTTTAAAATGCCAGACATGCTGGCGGGTGCCGCGTCAGCTTACGCTTTATCTGTGGGGCTTGATGCTGTCGCTGAAAGCATGGACAGGATACAGCAGAGCGAATCACAGTTAGAACGGTTGCCGCAGACAATAGGCAGTAGCAAAGATGCATACCTTGCGCTCAATGCAGCGGCAAGCGATGTGCGCAGCAATGGTGATGCGTTTATTTCAACGTATACCAATATGGCGACAGCGACCGAAAAACTCGGGTTAAGCCAGGAACAAACCATCAAGGCAACACAGGGGCTGGTTAGTTCACTTCAGTTAGGCGGCGGTAGCAAAGAGGCGGTAAGTAACGCGCTTTACCAGATGGGACAGGCTTTTTCTTCAAACCGGTTTGGTGGTGACGAATTTAGATCCTTCATGGAGGCTATCGGCACAATGGCACCGGAAGTGGCTAAAGCGTTTGGCACTGACGTTGCCGGACTCCGCAAGATGTCAGAACAGGGGAAACTGACGGCAGAGGTCATGACAAAAGCGTTTGAAAGCATGGCCGATAAAAACATGGATTTGCTGAAAAAACAGGGCTGGACATGGGGTCAGGTGACGACTGTCATGAAAAACGATTGGGACGGTTTCCTTGCCACCGCTACGCAAAATGGCGAATGGGCGCACCTGATGTCATGGATTGCAACCAACGTCACCCCCGTCATTCGTGACGCTGAAAAGGCCGTTGCGGGCTTCTGGAATAAGACCACCGACGAAAGCAAGGCAAGCATTCTGATAGGCATTCTTGCGGCCATTGGTGCGGCGTTTACAGCGCTGGCAATTCCAGTGCTGGCGGCAACATGGCCGTTTCTGGTCGTGGGTGCGGCGGTGTTCCTGCTTTATGAATTATTCCAGGAGTTTCAACACTGGATGGACGGAAGCGCGAAGACTATTTTTGACAATCTTTTCGGTAGTTTTGATGAATTTGAACGCAGATACCCGAACATCGTAAAAGGGCTAAAGGCTCTTATTGATGTGACAGAAAAAGCCGCCAACACGATAAATACCGTACGTGGAAATACAGCTAAAGGTGGCCCGCTAGAGGATTTTGCAACGGTTCCTAACCCCGGAAATCCTTTGAAGGGGCTCAAAGGTGTTTGGGGGCTGCTAAAAAATAGCGGAAATGACTTCAACCCATTACCGGGAATAGAAAAATTCCTGGGTTGGGCCAGTGGTTCAGATTCTGGCGGCGGTGGTGCTACTGGTTTAACACCACCGGCTGTGGGCGCTGGCGGTCGAACGGTTAACAATACCAACAGCGGTAACACCACTATCAACGTCAAGACCCCACAAGAAGCGGCTGAGGTAGCAAACGCGCGTGATGCATCTTTTGTTAATCAAATGAATAACGGTCTGGATAACATGGCTGAAGGCGGCGGTTACGTGTAGTTAATTTGATACCACTATGGTTTTGTGGGTAGAATCGTACCCACAACAAGATTGTGGTTGGAGTGATGACCACAATATTATTATTCGGATGCGTATGAAATGGAGCGTTTATATGGCTAAAACAAAAAACACTGGTTTCATTGTGGCGGCGCTGATTCTGGTTGCTGGAATACTTGCAATATATGAAACAACCCAAAAGGGGAGTTTTTACCAGCAGCTAACACCACAACAAAAAGAAATAGCAAACGGGGTGACTAAAATGATTGTAAATCCCCTTAATTCAATTCCGTTTTTATCCAATTTGATATCAACACCAACACAGCAAAAGGATTAAACGACTGTGAACTTATTAAAACTAGATGAAATGATAACCCCAAAAATATTAACGGGTTTGTATCTGTTCACAACCTTTGCAGCGGTATTGCTATTAGTTGTTTCTTTGCTATCTGGCAACGTGTATGGGGCCATAACTTGTGCAGTCGTGGCATTATTCAACAGGATATTTTTTGAGTGTATCATTGTCGTTTTCAAAAATAATGAACACTTAAGAAACAGCAGTGAATATCTAAGGTATATTGCCAATACACTTGCAAACACATATGACAAAGAACATATAGACGCAAGCAAGAAAGCAACTAACAACCACCAAAAAGACGCCGATTTTGTAGATTCAGAGCAACCAAAGCCGTCACAAGACAAACAATAATAAATTCATCGCACACGCCATAAAATCCACCCTTACCGGTGGATTTTTTTATGGGTGGAATATGTCAGATATTGGCGGATTGAACGCACCAACAGGGCGCAGGGCAGTTATTGTGTCCGCTTCAGGGGCTGTTATTACGTTGCGTCTTAAGAAGCGCGAGAACTACACCGTAAAGCGTAATGTCACACAGGGCGCATTAGAAACGGGTTATCAAATATCCGACGGGGTCATCAACGAACAGCCGGACATTGAAATAGAGGGTATTGTCACAGGAAGTGACGGTTACGGACTGGCTTTTGATCCTTCACGATTAAGCGCTGAAGTCAGCAGTATTAATAACGCATTCACACCAAACGAACTGGTTTCCGTTTATGCCTCCTTCATTGCGGTTAGCGATGCCGTACTGACGGAATTCAACGCGGAAGCCACCCCGAAGCAAAAAACCATCACCGTTAAGCTGAGTGCGAAAAAAATCAAATTCGCGACCTTCCAGCGCACACAAAACGAAGCACCGGCCCCCAAAAAAACAAAAACAAAAAATCCAGCCGGACAGGGTAGGGCATCGACGGGCAAAAAATCAGCGACCCCAGCAGAACAGCCGAAGACAGATATTCTTTATTTTACATAAGGTTATATAAAAAATGAGCCGGGAATATTACGAAATACCGCTTGCGGCCTCCACGCCTGACCAACAAATGACCATTTCTTATAACGGGGCGTTTTTCTCAGTCCGCGTGCTGTTCGCGACGACCGTTAACTTGTGGTGGCTTGAATTGAGTAGCGTTGATATGTCGGTGACACTGTCACAAATCCTGTTGCGGCCAGACGTGATGCATGGCCTTTCCGGTAAGGTGCCGGGTTATGCCGGTGGCGCTGCAATAGGAATGATTAGCAAGAGAAGTAATAGTGTCTATGACTCGATTGATGCCTTCGCGGGTGACTTCGGGCTTTATATTTCCGACGTCGTGACAACGTAACGTCAGGTTATTGATTTGGCTTGAGGATTTTTATGAATAACACCATTCAGGAGGTTTTAAGTCAGGTGATGGAATGGATTAAATCTTACTTCCCGGCAATTTGCGCGGGGGTCATGGCGTTAACAATTTCATGGTTAATGGATATGAGAGCAGGAAAACCCAAAGCATTTGCCGCATGTGGCGCGCTGGTTTGCGGGCTTGTGGCGACAGGACTTTATTCATTCGCAATTTATTGCGGGATGCCACCGGAAGCCGGTGTTTTTGGTGGCGCATTTATCGGTTTTTATGGCGCTGACAACCTGAGAGACACCATTGTCATTTTCGGGAAGCGCAAAGTTGGAGGCGGCAGCAATGCAAGTAAGTGATAACGGTATTGTTTTTTTAAAGAATGAAGAAGGCGAAAAGTTAACGGGTTACCCGGACTCACGCGGCATTCCAACAATCGGCGTGGGCCACACCGGAAAAGTTAACGGCGTGCCGGTAAGTGTCGGGATGAAAATAACATCAGAGCAGTCGTCAGAACTGCTTAAAGATGATTTAAGCTGGGTTGAAGACACCATTGCAAATTATGTTAAATCGCCACTGAATCAGAATCAGTATGACGCATTGTGCAGTTTTATCTTCAATATTGGCGCACCGGCGTTTGAAGGTTCAACAATGCTCAAGCTGTTAAACAAGTCGGATTATGTCGGCGCGTCCGGTGAATTCCCGAAATGGAAGCGAGCCGGTAATGACCCGGATATTTTGCTGCCGCGACGCATGCGCGAACAGGCTTTGTTTTTATCATGATGACGCTGATTAAAGCCTTCTGGAAGCCGCTGACAATTAGCGGCTTTATCATTGTTGCGCTGTGTTTGTTTTCACACGCCAGATACCAGGCGGGATTTCAGAAATCAGACTCAGCATGGAAATTAACAGAGGCCAGACGGCTTAAAGATGAAGCCATCAATCAGGCCAGAGAAGAAGCCAGCGCCAGAAATGAAGAAGAACGCCGAAAAAACGAAGCCAGAATGGCCGCAGATGAAGCAGACAGAAAACTTGCGGCGTTACGTACTGAAGCCGCTAATGCTCAGTCTGTTAGTAACGGGTTGCGCGCCACATTATCAGACATCAAGCGCCAGCTTGCAGCCAGTGAAACCGGCAGGCTTTCAGCCACTGCCGCAGCAAGCGCGGCAAGAGCCCAGACCGCCATTTTGCTTGCCAACGTGCTTGACCGCGCTGACCAGCGAGCGGGAGAACTGGCGGAATATGCTGACCGGGCAAGAATTGCCGGTGAGACATGCGAGCGCATCTACAACAAAACGAGCAAGCAACAACAGTAA